GTTAGTTCCTGGATTGATGTTTTGTCAATCGGAGCCTGATAGACTCCAATATCGGTGTTAAAACGTATGGTTCTCTTCAGGAACTGGAGCTTCTCTATCGGTTCGAAATCGCTTATTCTCTCGCCTTTGCAAGCAGGAGTGTATTCAATCTCGTGACGAGCTAGCTCCTCACCAAACGTTCTTGCGTTGAAATACTTCAACAGTGGGTTCGCTACGGACACGATGTTGTCATCACCATACACTTTCACGCGCACATACTTCTCATACATACGTAGGGTTGCCAATTTGAGGACTCGTCGAGCCTCACCTTCGTATTCTTCGGGGATGGTCTTTCTAATCAGCTGTTCACAGAACCGTCGCATAATTTTGAGGTAGCAGTACTTCAAATAGAAGTCATTCACAACACAATTTAGGATAGTTGTTACAACACAACCAGATTTATTCCCTTGGGAAGATAGGTACATACAGTTGCCACACCGATGCACCGTGAAGCTGATTTCATCCATCAGCACTTGCCTCACTAAGGCATTTTCTGGGCCATCATCATACCAGGCGTTAACCAAGTCTGTAAAGTATCCAGTTATCAACTGAGCTCGGATCTTTGAATCATATTTTGAATAATCTCCATCGAAACCGAAGTCACCAACTTCTTTCAACTTTTCTACCATTCTATGCCACTCCAACGAGTCGACATTCATACCTATGGCACCAGAATGTGAATCCCGATTCTTCATGTACCAACCTATGAACCGTCCGAAATACCTTTTGCAAAGTATCGTATGATCCAACGGGCCAATATTGAATATCCTTGCCTTATGTTGTTTTCCGTGAGGTCGTCGCTCGTCCTTTAGTGTATCACACCATGACGATGGGATTCGTTGTCCGATTTTAGCTTTCGCCAAACGCTCGTCCAGGCGTTTTCGCAGCTCGTCGTGAACTACTTTCAAATCTCCTTCTTCTCCGTCGAGAAAAGCAGTTTTGCCAGGTTTTCCAGTTTTTCGCATTCTAACAAATGGGTATCCGGGAGAGGAATCTAGATTGATCCGTTCTATATAGGGTTCACCAATCACACCGTTTATTGCTTCACTTTCGGTCAGCAAGTCGCGAGGATATTTGGGATCTATACCAGCGTTCTCAACCACAGTGAAGTCAAGTATTTCCTTCGTAGTCTTTAACTCAAAGTCAACACCGCCAACACCGTTCTTTTCGATTCCACTTTGGAGGGGATCCCAGTTCAATTTTCTACAAATTGGGTCGAATTTTGACAAACATGCAGGTCCAGTTTTTGGCTCGAAAGCCCGTCCGTGAATCGCACTTTTTCGAATATCCGTATCTTTTGGTTGAAAAAGCACCTCAGAAGGAGGTACCTTGCCTAGAATGAAAAATCTACCATCGGGACAGACGGAGAGTTCATCTAAGCTTTCCAAAGTTTGACGTTCTTCAATTTCGGGGGGGCCAACCGGGCAAATCTCTT